AATTGGTAGCGACAAAATAGGAGAATATTGATATGACACAAACTATAAATACAGTTAAATCGGCAACCACGATTATTTCAAAGTTGGCGGCTGGTATGCTGGAAGATGAATTCCAGTTTCTAAAAACTATTGATAAAGAATCACAGGAAAGTTTTAGCCAGGTAAATGGCTACAATCCCGGCGATACTATTAATATTTCTAAACCTGCACGGTTCACCGTTGGAACTACTGCTGATGTAACATCTACAGTACAGGACGTTGTAGAACAGAAGGTTTCACTGGCTCTTGATAAAACAAGAAACGTGGCTGTAAACCTAACTTCTGCTGAAATTGCTACAGACATGTCGCTGAAATCTTGGGCAAACAGGATTCTCAAACCTGCTGTTTCTTCTTTGGCTCAGACTATTGAATCTGAATGTTTGACTTTGGCAAAAAACGCTACTTATCAGAGCGTTGGTACTGGTGGTTCTACTGTATTTGATACTAATACTATGTTATCTGCACGCTCACAGTTGAAGCAGTCTTTGGTTCCGGGTACTGAATTGTTTGCGCTACTTAATTCTACAGCAACACAATCCGCATCTAACGCTCGTAAAGGCTTATTTAACAATCAGGCCGAACTTGCTAAGACTTATAAGTCCGGGGCAATTGGTGCGGCTGATGGGTTCACATATCTCGAAAACAATCTACTGCCGCTTCATACAAACGGTAACGATATTGTGTTTGAAGTAAGAACTACTGTTTCTACACAGGGCGCAACATCACTAGTTGTTGAAGCTCTAACAACTACCACAGGAACAGTAACTGCGGGTACAGTATTTACAGTAGCTGGTGTATATTCATTACATCCTATTACTAAAGTGAGTACAGGTCAATTGCAGCAGTTTGTATCAACTACCTCTGTTACTGCGGACGGTTCCGGATATGCAACGCTAGTTGTTTCTCCTGCAATGTATACTACTGGCTCTCAGGCTAATATTACTGGGTTCCCGACTGATGGGGATGCTATCACGCCGGTTGGCGGAGTATCATCTGCATACTTCCAGAACTTCACATACGCCCCTTCTGCTTTCCGCTTTGCTTCCGCTCCTTTGGTTCTGCCGGATGGTACGGACATGGCTTCACAGTCAACAGTAAACGGTATTACAGTACGTGTAATTCGTGACTACCTACCATTAACCGATAAAATGTTGATGCGTATTGACGTTCTTTATGGTTTTGCGGCAGTACGTCCTGAATGGGCTTGCAGAGTAACAGCATAATTAATTTGGGTCGCTTCCGGGCGACCCATTCTTTTATAGGGGAAAGATAATGACACAACGTTCACTTACAAGCGCCAACGAAGGCGCATTCGATTATTCGGTACGCGATATAGTAGACGATAACTTCACCGACCTTTACGCCCGTGTACAGCCAGTTAGACAGACAGCAGATGTAACAGCTACAACCAACACAACGCTTGCAAATCTTACAGGGTTAGTGGCAACACTAGGGGTTGGTACTTATAAGTTTAAAGTATCTTTGCAGTGCCTATCCACTGCAAACGGTGGTACAAAGGTGGCATTTGTCTATGAAACACCAACCTCTATCCAGTGTGAAGCTAAGGCATTTACTGCGTCGGCGGTGGCGGTTACCAGATTTACTACCACAACCAGTGCGGCAAGTATTGTAGCGGCTACGGTAGCTAATATCTGTATTGAACTTGAGGGCACTATAGTTGTTGCAACAGCGGGGACCATTCAAGTACAAGGCGCGCAAAACGCTTCCCACTCAGATACAACCACTTTCTATGCTGGTTCTACTCTTGAAGTTTATCAAATAGCATAGGGGGCAATATGATTATTCTTAAAAAAGGCAACGATACTAAACATTTATCCGAAGAAAGTAAGTTAATAGAAAAACTACTTACTCTTGGTTGGGCAATTGAAGAAAAGAAAAAGAAGATTGAACAGGAAGAGGTGAAAAATGGCAAATCTAGCAAATCTAGTAGTTAATAGGGATAATCCTTGGCTTCAAGACAGTCATACTGACACAGAGGCGGTAGTATTAGCTGCCAGTGTGCCAGAGAATATAACCGTACCAACTGATAGCGCTACAGGCTTGAAAGCTGGTTACGTAATATTTGGGGTTCCTGTTGCCACAGACTTTTACGCACGCGTGTTTAATACACAGAACGGCGCAGATAGGGTAACAAATGGCACATTTGCAGAATATGTAACCAACGGCACCTTTGGTTCAGATACTGGCTGGACCAAAGGCACTGGTTGGACCATTGGAGCGGGAGTAGCAACAGCTACAGGAGCTATATCTACAGCTCTTAGTCAAACCGTGGCTATTACCCTACTTGCAGGCTACACATACACCGTTACATTTACGGTGGCTAGTGTTACCGCAGGAACAATTACACCGAGTTTGGGCGGCACTGCCGGTACTACCAGAAGCACTGCGGCAACATTTACTGAAACAATTGTTGCTGGGTCAACACAGTTATTGGAGTTCAATACTGCTGGATTTTCCGGCACTATAGACAACGTTACTGTGACGGCATGGGTATTGGGGACTGGCTGGACCACTGATGGCTCAACTGCTGTTGCCACAGGTGCAATTTCAACAGCTTTAAGTCAAACTGCTAATTATTCGTATCCTATTGTTACTGGTCAGGCTTATCTTGTGACCTACACCATAACACGCAGTGCGGGAACAATTACGCCAAGTTTGGGCGGCACTGCTGGCACAGCACGTTCTAGTTCTGCAACGTTCTCTGAAATTATTATAGCAGGAAGTACCCAAGCTATATCTTTCGGCACAAGTGGTTTTACCGGCACGGTAGATAACGTTGTTATCCAGGCGGCTGTCTCTATCCCAACCGATAGCACCACTGGCTTGGTAGGTATGCAGAATCCTATTGGTTTTTCTATTCCTAGTGATGGTAGTTACGTTAGTATCATTAGTGCTGGGACTCCAGTCATTACAGCCGCTTTCTTTAAAAGGTAGTCTATGACAACCGCCTTATCTATTATTACAAAGGCTATGCAGAAGTCCGGAATACTCACCAAAAGTGAGGTTCCGGCTTCTGATGAGGCCAACGATGCCTTAGATAGTCTCAATGGCATATTATCTTCGTGGTCAAACGAATCATTAATGATAACTTCCAGAGTAACAGAGCAATTTGTACTTAGTGCTGGTGTCGGAGTATATACTATTGGCTCGGGACAGACCTTCAATACTACCAGGCCTATTCATATAGTGGAATCCCATATTATAGATGGTATTATCAGTTATGAATCTATGTATCAATGTCCTGATGAAGTATACCAAGGGTTAAACCTCAAGACGTTAGCCTCTATTCCTGATACGTTAAATTATACTAATGCTTATCCTTACGGAACCATTAATTTATATCCTTATCCAGCCTCTGGGTATACATTATCAATTACCTCAGAAAAAGAATTATCCCAATTTACATTGAATCAAACCGTTTCATTACCTCCCGGATGGTCAAGGGCTTTAATATGGAACCTTGCAATTGAATTAGCTTCTGAATACGGACAACAAGCCGACCCGATGGCTATAAAACTGGCAGCGCAGTCGAAAGGCGCTATTTCCCGCTCTATTATGAAAGTGCGCACAATGGATGCTCCGCCACTATCTCAATTAGGTTTATTTAATATCTATACGGGATATTATACATGAAAATAAACTTAGTGGGACCATCTTATCAAGCATGGAGCCTCCCCTTTAATGCTGAAAGAACTGTAAATCTATACCCCGTTATGGATAAAAGGGGTAAAGATGTTGCGGCATTATATGGCACGCCCGGATTATCATTATTCTGTGTAGCTGGTTTGGGGCAATGTAGGGGGGCATTTGCCGCGTCAAACGGACGTGGTTTTATAGTAAGTGCGGCTACACTTTATGAAGTGGACTCCGCCGGCAATACAACTAGTCGTGGCACATTATTTTCTAGTTCTGGAAATATTACAATTGCAGAAAACGGGTTACAATTAGCAATTTGTGACGGCGCTTATCTATATATATTTACATATGCAACGAATGCGTTTGTACAGGTAACAGACCCGCAACTGCCCGTTCCCGGCACTGTTACGTTTATTGATGGTTATTTTGTCGTTAATAAGGTTGGTATAGGTTCTTTCTATATATCAGCCTTATATGATGGGACTTCGTGGGCTGCGCTAGATTTTGCTACCGCCGAATCCAGTCCCGACAAATTAAATAGGGTTATCAATGCGCTGGGTCAATTGTGGTTATTGGGTGATACAACCTCTGAAATATGGAACAACGTTGGGAACGCCGCCTTTCCTTTCCGTAAAATTTCTGCCGCCCTCTTGACTTTTTCAGCCTCCTGTTCAGCCGTTACTAGCCCAGCAATTTTAGGATTCATATTCAAATCCACATTCTTTTCTGCCTGTTGTGCTTAGCCTCTTTTCAAAGCCTCTCTTTGTGCAAGAGCCTCATCATAACCGGGTGCTGACATGTATCCACCTTGAGGATTACTTATAAACCCCCTATCTACAATCTTAGAAAACTGCTCAATATCGTGCATCCTCTGGGAATTGCCCGCGTCCCTAGCCTTCTGATACGCATCAGCTATTTGGATAGCGGCGGGAACTACGCCTTGTTTTGTAGCTAACGCTTGCTGCTTCTTAAGCTGAAATTCATCTTCCGCCCTTTGATAATCAGCTATACTTTTGAGGTCGCTAAAAATATTTGTCATTAGAATAACATTCCTCCACCTAACGCTTGCCCTATACCCTGAAACATTTGATTCTTATTATTTTGCTTAGCAAGAGTTGCTTGAGCACCAACCCTGCCGATGTCAGCGGCATATCCGCCATAATTAGTAGCTGCACCTTGTCCTTGGCTCTGTTGCCCAGAAAGAATGTTATATAAATTCTGTTGACGCGCTAAATCGCGATTATAGGCGTCTGCGTAGGTTTGGTCTGCAAGTCCTTGCCCGAATTGTTGCGCTTCCTTGAGTGCCTCACCTGAATAATAATTCCCGCCAGCAGATTGTTTTCTTCCCAGTGCCTGCTCGCCTTGCGCCAACCTAAATTGATAACCGGGGTCTTGTGTTAAATCTCCCGGTGTAAAAGACTTGCCAAGCTGCCCACTTGATAAAGAATTCTGCATCATGGTGTTAGCCTGTCTGCCCGTATCCATATATGGCTGTAATTCAGCTTGCGCAGCCTGATTACCCCTTGTTTGCTGACCTTGAGCGGAATTAACAGCCTTGTTGCCGCCGATATAAGATAGTACTGGACTTAATATTTTTGTCATAAATTACCTGTATATTGTTGGTCTGAATGGACTTTGTGAAACCTGATAGTTCAAAGATGGAGGTTGTTCTGATTGTGATTTACCACTTATTCCGCTTAGTAATGGATTCATGCCACCACCTGATAGTGTGCCCATTAATCCAGCGCCTTGAGTAGGGCCCTGCATCCCGCCCGTCATAGGAGTGCCAGCCATTGCGCCTAATCCTCCAGCACCTCCCCCTAGCGCGTTCATTAATCCGGAAAAGCCGTTTAATCCGCCAGAGGCAGCCCCTAAACCCCCCGCAGTTCCTAGCGCACTTGTTAACATTGGTAAAAATTGCATCATATTATTCTGCTCCAAAGAGTATGTTTAGCCTTGTATTTTCCCCTTCTGAGAAGGATTCCTATTCTTTCATCTTTAAGTATATAACTTACTTCATTAACTCCTAACTCTTTCAAATATTCATCGGATTTACGTATCAGCTCAAGAGTTATTTTACCTCTAAAATCTTTATCAATGAATATGCCTGTATTAACAGCCTCAACAATATGTCTATGATTAAGATTGTTACTTATGCAAAAAACTGAATATCCGATTATTTTCCCTTGTCGGGCTATAACTGCATGGCATCTGCCTGCGAGGCTTAGTTGTAAATAGGAATCCCAATCTAAATTAGGTCTTCCATAATCATCTTTTAAGTCAACATCATCGTAATGCTTCTCAAGATTCTTTGCTATTTCTTCTGCCGCCAGATGAAAAGGCACGAAATCATATATCATGCGGCTTCCACTATTCCAATTATGTTAATTGGAGTAGTTACCGTGGTCCACGCCGGGG